AATTTTTGTAATATTATATAAGTGTTACCATTTTGTTTTTTTTACATTAATCTGTCCTCCTTTACCTTTTTTTCCTTTACTTGGATCATATTGCTCTTCTTCATCATCGTCTCCCAAATTCTTTGATATTTCCCAAAATTCTTTAGAACCTAATTTAAAATCTGGATGATCTTGCGCCTTATACCAAAACACTTGATCTGTTAATTTATTTGACTTAGAATTGTTCGAAATTACTAAACACTCGTAATTTTCTGTTGTTTGATCCATAACAGCACAGAAGCTTTCCAATGTTGGAAACATTGACGCATAATTTTCCCAAATTCTTTTTCTGTTTGTAAGATATGGTTCTCTCAAAATAAAAACATAATCAATGTTTGTTCGAAGATTAGGCGGTATACCGAGCGGATATTGCATAGTTATGCACAAAAATACCTTCCAATGTCTTCCGTTCATGAACAAAAGTCGCATCATCTTATCACGCGTCCAAGATTGATCGTATAAACAATCGTCTAAGATAACAAATGTTCTTGGATCTATAGTAGATTTTCTATACATTTCAATATCTTTATTTACTTGTTTCAAGACAACTTTTTGACGACGTAAAACATTTTCAATCAAAACAGTATTATATTCTTCATGAATAAAAAGCTTAGGAACATGAGTCGAATAAAAACCATTACCAGCTTCTGTTCCAGATATAACTGTACCAATAGGAATATCTTGATGATAAAATAATAAATCTCTTACTAAATATGACTTACCTGTATCACGACGACCTATCAAAACAATAACAGGGCCTTTATTTTCATCAGGTTTAAAGGTAATAGACCGCATATCAAATTTCTTGAGTTCTAAAGTCATTGATATTACTAATGTTATATATTCAAAATATAATATTAACTCAGGGAACCTACGGTTCCCCTGAAACCCCTCCCTTAAAAGAAAACAACTTGATGTTAACCTAATGATTAATATCAAATACATCATAAAAGGAGGGGGTTTCAGGGGGAACCTTGGTTCCCCTGATTTTAAGGGAGGGGTTTCAGGGGAACCGTAGGTTCCCTGAGTTTTAGGGGGAACCTTGGTTCCCCTAACCTGAGTTTGATACAATAAAAACTAATGTATAAACCACTTATATAATTCGAACTATAACTCTATGTCATCTACAAAAAAATCTGAAAGTGATTCCCCTAAATTTTCCATAAATTATGTAAAAATAAAACCTATAAACTGGAAAACTTTAGAGGAAACATATATTCAGACATCAGAAGATATAGAATATCAATACAATCCTTTTTTTATAAACAAAATACAAAATTATAACCCTATTTATAGCCAATATTTTGTATTAAATGAAAATAATTACAATGCGATCTCATTGAATCATAAGCGCCATTTTCAAAATACAACTACAGTATTTGATACGGAAACGAAAAAAAATATCCATACCGATATTTTCATCAAATATTCCCCCCTTTTAGATCCCTATCGTTTTATGACAGGAAAATATAAAAATAATACTGAATCAATAAATCTTCCTAGTCCAATTGAAAAAAATACAGAAAATCATATTCCTAAATTGTCCGATTATAACAACGCATCTTATGTAGATAATTTCTTCTCTTTTATTTCTAGTAAATTATTAGAAGAACACGGTTTTATACACGGATTAGATTATTATGGATCCTTTTTAGGAATACAAAATCGGTTCAAAGTCAATATAGCGGACGATTTGGAATTCATAAAATCTTCGGATTATTTCCTTCAAAATATCAATAAACAATTTATCCTTTCTAAAGACATCTGCGATAATTTTACGAATCTAGGTTCTCGATCTAATAAATTAAAAATAAAAATAGAAGATGAATCTACAAAACATAATATAACAGCTATTTCATTACAAGAAATAGAAATCATAAATGACGATTCTCCTATTCGAGAAGAAAGCACTGTCGTATATGAAAAAAAAGCAAATAATTTAAGTAATCCTTCTACATCTTCTAGTGAAGAAGATGATGATGATGAAGAGGAAGATGATGAGGATGAAGAAGATGAGAATGAACTTGTAGAAGACGAAGAAGACGATGAAGATCACGTAGAAAACGATGAAGACGAAGATGAAGAAGAATGGGAAACAGAAGGAGAAGAATCAGAAGAAGACGACGACGATGAAGAAGAAGAATTCCAATACGCGTATATCAAAAATTTCCCTATACAATTGATCTGTCTAGAAAAATGCGATGGAACTATGGATGATCTCTTTGTAAAAAAAGAAGTAGATAAAACTCTAGCAGCAAGCGCATTATTCCAAATAATCATGATATTAATAACCTATCAAAAAACCTTTCATTTTACTCATAATGATCTTCATACAAACAATATAATGTTCTCCAATACAGATAAAGAATTCATTTATTATCAATACAAAAAACAAATTTACAAGGTTCCGACACACGGTAAAATATTTAAAATCATCGATTTTGGAAGAAGTATTTATAAATTCAAAGGACAGTTATTATGTAGCGATAGTTTCGCATTAGGTGGTGATGCTTCTACTCAATACAATACTGAACCTTTTTTGAATGAAAACAAACCAAGATTAGACCCCAATTATAGTTTTGATCTCTGTCGATTAGGATGTTCTATTTACGATTTTATTATTGATGACGATGAACCTGAATCAATAGCCCAATTCGACGAATTACAAAAAACGATCTATAGATGGTGTACGAATGATGATGGGAAAAACATATTATATAAACGGAATGGAGAAGAGAGGTATCCTAATTTCAAACTATACAAAATGATTGCCAAAACCGCACATAAACATACTCCACAAGAACAGTTGAATTTCCCCTATTTCAAACAATTCTTAATAAAAGACAAAAAAATATCCGTAGACATAGATATTGATATTCTACCATGTTACGTCCATTAGATATAATATATTTATTATAATATGAATAATGTCATTACTAATATTATAAACAAGCACAATCCAAAAGAGTCATTTTACATTATAGATTTAGAAAAAATAAAAAATCTCTATAAAAATTGGATGTCATTATTACCTTTAGTAAAACCATATTATGCTGTAAAATCAAATAATAACCCCATTTTATTAAAAGCATTAAATAGTCTAGGTGTAAATTATGATTGTGCTTCCAAAACAGAAATTAAAACCATATTAGAATTGACAAATGATCCATCAAAAATTATATTTGCAAATCCTTGTAAATTAGTTTCACATTTGGAATATGCTAGAGAACAATCTGTCAATTTGATTACATTTGACTGCCAAGAAGAATTGTATAAAATAAAAAAATATCATCCTAATTCACGTCTTATTTTAAGGTTAGCGGTAGATGACAGTAAAAGTATAATGAAATTCAATGTAAAATTTGGGTGTTCTCTAAATAATATTGAAACACTTCTAATATCGGCAAAAATATTAGATTTAAACATTGTAGGATTCAGTTTTCATGTTGGAAGTAATAATTATTACCCTGAATCTTATTACAATGCTATAAAACATTCCAGAACTGCATACAATATTGCCATTTCATTGGGTATTCGTCCTACTATAATTGATATCGGTGGTGGTTTTTCTTCATTGAAGAATTTTCAAGAAACAACGTTTGATATAAATCGTGCCATATACGACTTTTTTGACGAAGAAATTCTAAACAATTCCATAGAATTTATTGGAGAACCTGGTAGATATTTTTCAGAAACAACTCATACTTTGGTTGTATCTGTAATAGGAAAAAAATTATCTTCTACAGACAATACTATGACATATACATTGAATGAAAGTATTTATAATTCGTTCAATTGTATTATTTTCGATTATTATGTTCCAAAACTAATTCCTTTAAAACCTCAATCTTTAGATTTATTATTCAAAAGCCGTTTTTTCGGGTATACTTGTGATAGTTTGGATTTGATTTCAGACAATATAAATATACAGCTTTTAAATATAGATGATGTTTTGTATATCGAAAACTTTGGCGCCTATACATATGCAGCTAGTTCTTCTTTTAATGGATTTGAATCTAGTAAAATTTTTTATGATATGGATGGAAGAGAATTATAGATGCAAAGGATTCAAAAATGTTTGGTTCTCGATATATGTCAATCGATTTTCATTCAAATATAATAAAATACCTATATCTATATCATCCACGTTTTTTAACCACATAAATTCATCGGACTTTTCGGTATTATCAAAACTCGTATAAAATATTCTATCCAAAATGATTTGCACATTTGAAAGTCCCAATATCTCTTCATAAATATCAATATCTAAAATAGTGTCATTATTATCGATTTTTTTGGCTTTTCCGAAATCGATTATCATACATCTACGCGTATTTTCATCGATCAAAATATTATCTGTATGATAATCCCCCTGACTATATCCAGTATCAATTGCTAATCGAAGCAATTCGTATCGTGCAGTATTATACATCCATCTTAATCGATTTGATTTTGTAGAAAGTGTTAATGAATCGTGTTTGTAAATGTCCTTGTTTTCCGGTTTCGATTTTATTTCATCCATAATAATTGGTTTAATAATATCACAAAATATTTTGTAATTGGGTGGAATGTATTCCATTGCTATGAATCCAAAATAATATTTTACAGGATCGTATTTTCGAGGGTTTGAGGATTGGAAAAAGAAATTGGTTATATTATCTAAAAAAGAGGGGACTATAAATTCCGGGTTTTTTCTTTCAAGTTCTCTTAACATTTGTTTTATAGGATTGATAGTCGTTGATGGATTTGAAGCATTTTTCAGTGCAGAAGATAATTTTTGGAATTTTCGAGTAGAATTTTCAAATACTCTTGCAAATAAAACAATAGGGACATTACGATTCAACTTATCAAGCGATTTTTTTGATAATTTGGTTTGAATACGGACTTCTTCTTCGAACCGCGATTTTATATCAAAAGATCTTTTCGAATTCTTTCCATGTGGTCTTTTATAATACCAATAATGGTCGTCGTCCGATTCATTATCATT